ACCGCAAACAATTTAGAGGGAAGAGCAATCGACAACAACTATGTTGCATCGTACTTCCCAGATATTTTCATCACAGATCCAATGACCGTTCGTACGAACATCTTGGCCATCCCAGGTATCAGAGATCCATACGTTGCAGACTATGCTGCTGGAAAGGTAAGAGATTACTCAATGGCAATGTACGTAATGGACGTTCCAAACTACAATGGTGGACAGTACAGAATCTTTGATACAGGTTCTCGTCCGGATGTCGAATACACCGCAAACAATTTAGAGGGAAGAGCAATCGACAACAACTATGTTGCATCGTACTTCCCAGATATTTTCATCACAGATCCAATCAATAACAGAAGAGTACTTGTTCCAGCGTCCGTAGCGGCACTTGGAGCACTCGGATACAGTGATAACGTAAGTTATCCTTGGTTCGCACCTGCTGGTTTCAATAGAGGCGCTCTCGACTTCGTAGAGAACGTAAGAACCAGATTGTCCGTGTCTGACAGAGATGATTTGTATGAAAGACGCATCAATCCAATCGCTAACTTTCCTAACGGAGGTTTCGTGATCTTTGGACAAAAGACAATGCAAATTAATCAGAGTGCACTGGATCGTGTGAATGTAAGAAGATTGCTTCTTGAAGTCAAACGACAAGTTGTAGAGGTTGCTAACGTAGTTCTATTCGAACAAAACACTCCTCAAACCCGCGCTCGCTTTGTAAATCTTGTACAACCTCGATTGGCTCTTATTCAAGCTCAGGCTGGTATAGAAAAATTCAGAGTTATTTGCGATGATACAAATAACACACCTGCCGATGCAGAGGAAAACAGATTGAACGGTAAGATCGTCCTGATACCTACAAGAACGATCGAGTTTATTGCGATAGACTTCATCATAACAAATGCTGGAGTTTCTTTCGAATAAGATACTTATGAATAACGAATCAAACAAAATTTAGGAGCTAAAAAATGGCAGAAAGAGTTTTACGAAGTCCCGGTGTCACCACGAGAGAGTTAGATCTCTCGGCACCAGGGCGTGTACGTCCACAAGGAATCCCTGCAGGGATCATTGGAACCGCACAGAAAGGCCCTGCATTTGTTCCCGTCAATTTCGCAACTTCTAATGATTTTGCGAATCTCTTCGGAGCCACCGAAGGAAAGCACTTTGGTGCGATGGCGGTAAATGAATGGATGCGAAATGCACGAAGTGGTTTATACCTTCGAGTATTGGGTGTCGGTGACGGACAAGCGAGTGACAGTGACGGAATCGTCACCAACGCAGGTTTCATTGTCGGACAAGATATGAGAGATAAAGATCGTACAGCAGCGTCCAAAGCATTGTCCGAAGGACAGTACGCATCTACAGAATCTGACGGAGCAGCCGATGGACCTGTTCCAAATCCATACGCTGGTGCAGGATTACCTTCCCAGTTAGCATTGGCCGAGACACAAACTGGCCGAGTTGGTGCCGTTGGTGCTGTCGAAGAGACAGTGTTAACAGTCGACAACAACTTCAGTGCACCATTGGATTATGACGGCATATACGTTATCTTAGAACATTCTAACGGTGATCCTGTAGATACTGGAACAGAGAATGGGCCCACCATTATTAGGAAAGTCTTCTGGTTAAGTGGTCAAGCTGTTGGCGCAGGCGGCCGTGGAGTGCAAAATACAAACGAAGTTTGGGATGGAAATTTCAAGATTGCAACGATTGCAGAAGCGGAAGAATTACACCTTGTAGATGTGTCAGGGGCGGCCTCACGCGGAGATGTTGTTGATGCATTGGATCTTGCAATCGGTGCTCAAGGTTTTGCTACGACTAAAGATAACGCGGTTAATTTCGATGTCACAATCACTTCAAGCACTGCTGGCGGAAAGGGCGCTGTTAATCCTTCGAGCCTTGGGTCATCGTATGGCAGCACAATACCTACAGACTTTTTGACAATCGCGCAAGGAAGCACCGTAGGTGCAGACGAAGTGATCGTACAAGATTCTATATTCACCCTTACGTTGTCTAACGATGCAGACGCATTGTACGATGGTTCTACCATCACTGTCACGGATAACGTAGGTGCATCAACCGTGCTTGAATTAGATTCAGATACATCTGTCACAGGTTCTAATACATTGGTTGATATATCTGGGCAAATTCAAGCAGATGCAGCGACTACGATACAAGGTGTTGTAGATGGTCTTTCAAATATGGCAGCTTCTGAAAATGGAACAGACGTCACAATCACCTTGACGGGTGGTACCGGTACGCTTCCAACAGGTGCTTTGTGTGGAGACGCTCCTGGCGCGCCTGCTGGTCCAGTATACTTCTTGTCTGCGGAACATTATGCTGATAATAGCTCCGTTGCAAACGATTATCTAGGTAGTGCATACCAATCAGGCTCAGGCAAGCATATTCTCAGGGGTGTACTGATGTTCCCATCAGGTGTTCTTCCGGGTATCGCATTGCAGGGTCTTTCTGCTGTAGATCCAAATGACATTCAAACAGTTGCATACGGTGAATACGGTTCAGGAAAAGACCAAGGTGTAGCTAGTGGATTAGGTACGATCGCTTCAGATGGTGAGTTTCATATCATCCTTAATGGATATAACAACAGCAATTACACAAATGTGTTGACTGGCTCGTTTGAAACGACTTCTCCTATCTACTTCTCAAAAGTGTTTAACACAGATCCTACAAAGATTCAAGAAAAGGGTCACTATCTATACGCACACTACGATGTGCCTTCGAATTTGGCCACTTTTGATGCTGATACTGATCATGCTTTCTTAAGACCCGGTGCAAACGTAGTCACTGATTACTCTTCTGGGGTTCATGCTTCTGGTGGTGATTACGCACCTACTTATGAAGATTGGCGAGATCGTTTCTCTCACGCATTCACTCCTTGGATCCAATCACAAACTTTGGGTGAGGCTCCTAAGAAATTATTCCGTTTCCACATGCTGGATGCGGGTACTGCAGGACACGGTCAAGTGAAAGTTTCGATTGCAAACATTCAAAAATCAACAGATCTTCGTTCCGATTATGGTGCTTTCGATGTTCAAATCAGAGCTTCGAATGACACTGACTTAGATCCTCAAATCTTACAACAGTTCTCAGGTGTCAACTTGAACCCTGCTTCAGACCGATATATCGCAAGAGTTATTGGTGATCAAAATACTTTCTTCGAGTTTGAAAAAGCAGAAGGCAAGCAAAAATTGGTGACTGAAGGATTATATCCAAACTCTTCTCAATACGTGAGAGTCGAAGTTAATTCTCAAGTTGAAGCTGGCCAAATGGAAGCATCTGCTCTACCAATCGGTTTCCAAGGAAAATACCACCTCGTTCTTGACGGTGATTCTTTGGCAGATGGAGGGGTTTCTCATCTCGATGTTTGTGAACCTCCTCTTCCTTTCAGGGAAAGTGTGTCTATCGGCGCTGGAGCAACTAAAGTTGTTGATGCTCGGTTCTATTGGGGTACTCAAAACCAAAACGTATCTATCGCATCTGAAAAGAATAAAGACACTGGCGTTGTTTCCCTCGTGGACAACCTGACAAAATGGTATCCTTCTCTTGGTGAACACAAAGCTTGGATTGGTGATAACGCTGGTACAGCTGCCACTGCAGAAGGTGCAAGTCTCGATGCTGACGTGTATAACAACAATGCTTTCTCTCTAGAAAAGCTTTGGATTAGATGTTTAAGTGCTGATACAGCGAATGCTGTTGATCCTACGCAATGGCAAGAAGCTGTATACATTAGAGATGCAAACGCCAATGGCGAGGTATGGTCTGGTTCGACCACTTACTTCAAAGATGCCGATGGCAAGAACAAAACAGCAAGCACTTCAGATAGTTTGAACAGCGCAGGCTATCGTTATCTTGACGTTGCTAAGGACTTTGGTTCTACGGCTTCCAAGAAATTCTTCAAATTCACAGTGCCAATGCAAGGTGGTTGGGACGGCCTAGACATCTTAGATGCTGACAAAGCTTCTATGAGCACAATGAGTGCGTTCCGAGAAATGGATACAAACACATCTTCCGCACTTGGTGGCCCAGATGGATCTACGACAGCGGCGTTTCGAAAAGCACTAGACATTCTATCAGAAAAATCTGACGTTGATATTCAACTCCTCGCAACTCCCGGTATGAGAACTGCTGGCATCACTGACTATGCCATCGATAAAACCGAGGATCGATTCGATGCGTTGTATATCATGGACATGCCAGCTTACGACCATGATGGAAACCTCGTGTTGACAAGTTCACAAGAAACCAGTGTCACCAACACTGCTCAAAATCTTGCGAACAGAAACTTGGATACATCGTTTGCTGCGACATATTTCCCAGACCTTGTGATTGCTGACGGAGATAACAATGTTGTTTCTCCTCCTTCTGTTGCAGTGCTTGGTGCACTTTCTTTGAACGATGCTGTCGCACACCCTTGGTACGCTCCAGCCGGTTTCGCTCGCGGTGCTTTGGCTTCTACGATAGAAACAGCGGTTAAATTAAACCGATCGAATATGGACGTTCTATACGATTCAGATATTAATCCAATCACTTCTTTCCCCCAAACTGGTGCTAGTGTGATTGTCTTCGGTCAGAAAACAATGCTACAAGCTCAATCCGCTTTGGATAGAGTGAATGTAAGACGACTTCTTATCGATGTCAGACGTAAAGTTAGAACTGTTTCTAATCAAGTTCTTTTCGAACCAAACAGAGAAGCTACACTTGCAAGATTCAGTGCGTTAGTTAATCCTATTCTAGGACGTATCCAACAACAACAAGGTCTAGATAGATATAAAGTTGTTATCGACACCACTACGACGACTCAACAAGATGTTGAGAATAATACGATCCGTGGAAAGATCTTCCTACAGCCAACAAGATCTATCGAGTTCATCTCTCTAGACTTCGTTGTGACAAATGCTGGTGCGGAAATCTAAATAAATCTATAGTTATTAAATGAATACAATTTTTCAGGAGAATTAAAATGGCAGAAACACTATCAGTACAGGACATGTTGCCAAACAAGTTTGAGCCCAAGAAGAAGAACCGTTGGATCTTCGCTCTTGAGGGAATCGACTCTTTCTTAATCAAGACAGCTGCTCGCCCGAGTATCTCGATCGAAGAACAAACAATCTCATACATGAACTCAAAGCGTTATGTTGCGGGTCTTGCTTCTTTCGAAACTCTTGCAGTCACACTTCACGATCCAATCGCTCCTTCTGGTGCGCAACAGGTGATGGAATGGGTGCGTACCCACTTCGAATCTGTGTCAGGTCGTGCAGGATACGCTGACTTCTACAAGAGAGATTGCCAATTGAAATTGGTCGACCCTGTCGGTACAGTTATCGAATTGTGGGACATCAAAGG